GAGGGAAGTTTTGGAGCGGACTACAACCGGGCGATGACTGAAGCGTTTGAGACGGCTGATGAGATCCTGATCGCCAATGACGACATTGTGCTGACTCCGACGACCCTGAAGGTTCTGATGGAGGATGTCGCCATTCTAAAAAGGGACGGCATCAAGATCGGATCTGTCGGGGTGCGGTCGGATAGTGTCAGGCCGCATCAGCACATTGCCCAGAACAACGGTGGGCAGATGCTGGAGGTAGCGGTGATCTCTCCGATCCTCGCGTACATCCCGAAACAGGCGTTTGAGGCTTCGCGGTTCCCGCCCTTGAACTGGTATTCAGATGATGTCTGGTGCATTGACCTGAAGCGTCAGGGCTTCCGGCATTTCGTGTCTCGGGCGTATGTGCATCACGCTGGGTCTACGACCATCGGTCACGACAACCAGAAGTTGCATGATGATGCCAAGCCTTGGATCATTGCGAATCGGCCTGAATACGCAACCTACTGGGGGATGGCATGACACGAAAGGTCCTGATCGGAACACCGGCTCATGATGGCCGGTTGGATGTCTGGTACTGCAACTCGCTGGTCAACACGATCCGGTTGTCTGCGGTACACAAAGTCAGGATTGACCCGATCTATGTGTCATATGACTCCCTCGTTCAGCGAGCCAGAAACGATCTGGTCAGGATGGCGCTCGAAGAAGACTACGACGACCTGATCTTCATCGACTCTGATGAGGAATGGGATCCTGAGTGGATCTTCGCGCTTTTGAATCACCCGGTAGATGTCGTTGGGGCAACGGTGGTCAAGAAGCAAGACAGCCCGACTCTGTTCAACGTCAAGGCGCTTCCTGAAGGGCTTGAAATCAAGAATGGTCTGATCGAGGTGGCCTGTGTCGGAACCGGGTTTTTGAGGATCAGCCGCAAGGCTTTGCAGGCCGTCTGGGATATGTCCACCGAGTACAAGAACGAAGGCCGAACCTGCCGGATGGTGTTTGATGTCCGGGTGGAAGATGGAGAGTTGGTCAGCGAAGACAACATCTTCTGCAACAAGTGGCGCTCTACTGGCGGGAAAGTTTTTATCGACCCGAGCATGACCTGCAACCACATTGGGGTGAAGAAGTTCTCTGGCAATTTCATGCACTTCTATGACTGGCTGAAGAGCCAGAACAAGCAGGCGGCATAATAGAAAAAGGGCACACCGCTGGCCCTGACAGCGGAAAACTACACGGAGAAAATGATGGAATCAGTGCAACTATCGGCCCAACTGGTCAACGCAATCCTGCAATACCTTGGCAGCCGTCCCTTCGTTGAAGTGGCAAACCTGATCAACGGCATCCAGAAGGAGGCTGAGGCGCAAATCAAACCCGAGGCCCCTGCTGAGGCTCCCGCGGAGTAAAGATGGACACACAGGCGATCTTCAACATCGTTGTTGGGATCGCCGCCTTTTTTGGCGGCTGGGTCTTGAACAACATCACCAAGGCGATTGAGCGCTTGGATACTGATGTGCGTGCCATGCCGCACACTTATGTCACGAAGGAGGACTACCACCGTGACATTGATGAATTGAAGGACATCTGCAAGCAGATCTTCAACAAACTGGACAACAAGGCTGACAAATGACTTCTGACCTCGAGATGTTCCGGGCGCAGGCAAAGGCTGAACTGGCCCGCCTGGAGGCCGAGAGCACCGCAAAAGAGGTCGCTGGGAAGGCTATTGGCAAGCATGGCCTGATGTACATCACGCTCATCGTGATTGTGGGCGTGGGGGCCAGCCTGATGCTTGAAGAGTCCAAGATTGCCGCCGTCATCGGTCTTGTATCGGCGGCGTTGACTGCGTTGATTGCGATGCTCAACGGCATCGCCGGGGCCAATCCAAAGCAGGAGAAGCCCGAATTTGAGGTGATCAAGGCCTTGATTGAGCGCCTTGACCGGCTCGCTGAGAAAGAGCCTCCCATGACCGTTTCGGTGGACGGGGATCGGGTCACGGTAACGAAGGGAAGCGACCAGATCAGCACAACAAGGAGTTCGTGATGTTTGAGATCCTCGGTGGTGGAATCTTCGGCTCCCTTCTCGGGGGCATTTTTCGTCTTGCGCCCGAGGTTCTGAAGTACTTCGACAAGAAGAACGAGCGCCAGCACGAACTGGCGATGTTCGACAAGCAGTGCGACCTCGAGAAAGTCCGCGGACAGATCAAGCTCGAGGAGATCGGGGCGCAGCGTGACATGGCCATCGACACCGGGGTCATGGATGCGTTCAAGGCGGCCATCGACCAGCAGACTGAAATGGCTAAGGCGGCAGGGGGCTGGGTGGCCTCTCTGAGCGCTTCTGTGCGCCCGGTGATGACTTACTACCTCCTGCTCCTTTACGGGGCCGCCAAGACCGCCTCAATGCTTCTGGCGTACCACTCCGGTCAGCCGATGCTGGAAGTTCTGAAGGGTGCATGGTCGGTTGACGACATGGCGCTCCTTTCCGGCGTGGTGAACTACTGGATACTCGACCGCACCCTGGCGAAGCGGGGGCTTGCATGAACCTGACGCTGGCCGAGGAACTGTGCAGGCGGTTTGAGGGCTTCCGCTCCAAGCCATACCTGTGCCCGGCCGGTGTCCCGACCATCGGCTACGGTTCTACGCTCTACTCCGACGGCCGCCGGGTGACGCTGGACGATCCGCCGATGGACGAGCCTACCGCCCGTGCCTTGTTGGCCTACGAACTGATGCACACCTACGCTCCCGGTGCAATCCGGCAGTGTCCGATCTTACTCACCCTGGCGATGCAATCCAACGACTGGGGCAAGCTGAACGCCATCGTGGATTTTGCCTACAACCTGGGGGTGGGAAGACTTCAGACCTCGACCCTGCGGCGCAAGATCAACGCCCAGGACTGGGAAGGCGCGAAGGAGCAGTTAAAGCTCTGGGTGCGCGGGGGCGGGAAGGTCTTGCCCGGGCTGGTGCGTCGCCGTGACGCCGAGATTGCGATCATGGGGGCTTGAATGAGTTCAGCCGTCAAATCGAACCCCTCCAAGTGGAAGCGCATCGTCTCCCAGGTCAAGGCCAGTGGGAAAGGCGGTTCTCCGGGCCAATGGAGCGCCAGGAAGGCTCAACTGGCCACCCAGAAGTACAAAGCATCGGGCGGAGGTTACAAAGGCCCCAAGAGAGCGGATAATTCGCTTTCGAAGTGGACGAAGGAGGACTGGGGCACGAAGTCTGGAAAGCCGTCCACCCAGGGATCTGAAGCAACAGGCGAGCGATACCTGCCGAAACGGGCACGAGAGAAGCTGACCCCTTCTGAATACGCGGCGACCACGCGAGCCAAACGAGAAGGAATGCGCCAGGGCAAGCAATTTGTCCCGCAGCCCGAATCGATCAAGAAAAAGGTGTGGTGATGACTGCCGCTGCCGTAATGACATATGACTCGCTGGTCAACGACATCGAGACCTATCTCGAGCGTACAGACCAAGCGACACTCGAGAAGATCCCGCAGTTCATCATGCTTGCAGAGCAGGTGATTGCGTCTGAACTGAAGTTCCTCGGCAACCTGATTGTGGTCGAGTCCACCATGGTTCAGGGTGAGCCGGTGATCGACAAGCCTGCCCGCTGGCGCAAGACCGTCTCGATGAATGTGACGGTTGCGGGCAAGAAGATTCCTGTGCTCCTTCGCAAGTACGAGTACCTTCGGGAGTACTGGCCGGATGGGACGCAGGAGGATGTGCCCAAGTTCTACTGCGACTACGACTACACCCACTGGCTGGTTGCTCCGACCCCGGCGGCTGCGTACACCTTCGAGGTGCTCTACTACCAGCGCGTGCAGCCTTTGGATTCGTCCAATCAATCAAACTGGTTCACAGAGTACGCTCCGCAGGCCCTGCTGTACGGGTCTCTGCTCCAGGCCATGCCGTTCTTGAAGAACGACGAGCGTATGGGTATGTGGCAGGCCCAGTACTCGCAGATCATGGAAATCCTCAAGACAGAGGATGTCGCCCGGGTCGGTGACCGTCAAACCGTTGTGAGGGATTCATGAGTTTCGTATCGCCATTCACCGGCAATGTGATCCAGCCGACCGATGTTTCGTATCGGGCGATCACGCTGTCCGCCAATACCCAGCTTCAGTGGCCTATCAACGGATCCGCGACGGATGACTACGCCGCCCGGATCATGAATGTCACGGCCACGGCCGGGAGCCTGAAGCTGGAGATGCCTCCGGCCAACCAGACCTCGGTTGGTATGGATGCCTTGATCCGAAATGTCGGGGCCACGACTTTCACGGTTGCGGACTATGACGGCGGCACCATCGTCTCGGTGGCCGCGGGTGAGGCGAAGTACATCTACATCACGACCAACGCTAC